CAATGAGCAAAAAGGATTTTCTTAAAGCTGTGACGCCGGGGTTAAACACGCTTTTTGGCCTTGACAGCGACACACAGGAGAAGAACACATGACAGCACACTTTAATTTTCATCGGCGCATTGGTATCACCCCCAGCTTTGGGGTTGAGTTTGCCAACTACGACTCAAAAGGGACTGTCACCCTGCGTTTGTGGTGGTCTGCGTTTACATGTACGTTTGATATCCCCAAGCGGTATTGGAAAGTGGAAGATGAAAGGACTCGTTTCTACAGAGAACTCAGGGAGAAGATCACATGAAGCCTTGCCTGAAATGTATTTACTTCCAGAAAGTACGCACCAAGCACGCAGTCGTCTTGATATGCGCGGTCAGCGAGAAGCCCTGCATTAAATCACTTACACCCGAGGGGATGTGCGGACAGGTCAAGGAAACATGGCCCAAGGAGAAGAAGAAATGATGCGAGCGCCGAACGGCAAGCCGATACTCAACGAGCCAGACGCTGAAGGGTTGTACACCTGCCAGTACACAGGTCTGAAGGTGTCGCGTGAAGAGTCCATCTTTTTGGGGCCATGTGTACCACAGGTCAACGGTACATACGTGTGCCACCCGACTGCACTGCCCTTCTTTAAAAAGTCCAAGCGCAATTTTGACGAGAGCGAGGCTAACTGCAATACCTGCAAGCACCTTGTTCGCGTAAAGCATGAGCCAAGAAAAGACGGGATGCTACAGGGCGAGTGCCAAACGATGCCCAAGCTGCTGTTCCACCCCGATGACTTTATGGGGATGAATTGCTACGAACAAAGACCGGAGAAGAACACATGAGCACAGACATGACTAAGACATGGTTTGACGGAACGAACATCGTCACGCAGAAGATACCAGAGGCTGAAATCTATAAACGCCCGTGGGTAGGGCTGACGGAGGAGGAGAGGGCGATTTTTGATGCGGCAAACCCGAAGACTCAAGAAGAATGGGATGCGTTATTTAACGGTATAGAAGCCGAACTCAAGGAGAAGAACACATGACATGGATACTGACTATTTGCACAGCCGCTTGGGGTATTTGCGGGACTCTGAAAGAGATCGAGTACCCCACAGAAGAACAGTGCTACAAAGCACTGGATGCCCTATATCGCCAACAGGGAAGAGAGAATTTTAAGTATGTGACTTGCTCACCCAAGACAAAGGAGAAGAACACATGACCAAAGAACAAGAAGCACTGAAGCTGGCGCTGGAGAAAATTGCGCTTGAGGCGCTGGAAAATGCAGAAAGCGCTATGTATCTAACAAGCAAAGGAGAAGAACACATGAGCACAGACATGACTAAGACATGGTTTGACGGAACGAACATCGTCACGCAGAAGATACCAGAGGCTGAAATCTATAAACGCCCGTGGGAAGGGCTGACGCATGAGGAACGGGAAATCGTTCTCGATTCAATCCCCCCAAACAACATGGGCGGTGAGTACTACAACAAAGAAATCACGGCAATTGCTTTTGCCATCGAAGCCAAACTCAAGGAGAAGAACGATGCCGTTTGAACAACACCCAACCGACCCTGACAAACTCGTCATGCGTGCTGGAAACTACAACCTACAGAAGCCGTGGGTAGGGCTGACGGATGATGAGTTGGCTGAACTTAGCGCGTCTGGGTTGGCTTTGTGGGCTTTGTGGAAAGCCATCGAAGCCAAATTAAAGGAGAAGAACACATGAGGTGGATTATCAAAGTCACACATCAGGACGACATGGCCCTTTCCACCACATGCGAATACACCATCAATGAAGAACTGCTGGATGTCGTGCCGCCAGATTTTCGCACCTACATATTTGAAAAAATGGTGAAGCAGGTCGAGGACAAACTCAAGGAGAAGAGCGCATGACAGACCTGACCGAAGAAAACTTGCTGGCTGTCATTGTGGAGATGCAGTACCTAATCGCCAAGACGGGTGAAACGATAGCGCTCAAACCTACTAAGGTCATGTACCGCCCCGCAGAATTGGCAGCGCTTGGCCTCACGCATGAGGATGTTGTAAAGATGATTGAGGAGAACACATGACTAAAGACGAAGCACTAACGCTCGAGGCTTTGAAATATGCTGCCAGCAAGGGTTACGGAAGAGACTTACTAAACATGATATCTGCCCCATTTACCATTAAAGAAGCCTTGGCACAGCCACCCCTGCCAGTGCAGGCAACTAGCGGATGGAGTTTGCGTTATGTGTATTTTAATGAAAACGGAATACCACTAATGTACAGAGAGCCAGAGGAACGCAACTTCTGCCAACGATGCGGCAAGCGCACGCAAGACATTCACACATGCACACCGCCAGTTGCAGCCGGTTCACAGGCTTTTTACGGATTTCCTAACGAGCCGGTAAGTACGCCAAACGCGGGCGGCAAATGCGTGACTGCTGGAGAGACAGCACCCACCCATACCCTGAACGCTGCAAAGACCGTGGCGGTATCCACAGACACGTTCTGGATACCGATTGACAAGGACACCCCGCGGGCCGTGAAGCTTCAGCTTTTAGGCAAGGGCGGTGTTGCTCACTACGGCAGCTACAACGGCGATGATTTTTGGACACACTGGTGTCCCCTACCAAAGAAAAGGAAAGAAGAATGAAGAATTTTTATGTTTTTGTGAACTACGATTCTGGTCGGCGTGATGAGTACGAAATCGAGGCTGAGTCCTTGGAAGATGTCTACTATTTTGTCTATCAAGACATCGGGTATGACCCGGGTGAAGTTTGCGTTGAAGAGATTTCTGAGGAGGTAGATAATGATTGACCTTCTTCAGTACGACTACAAGAGAGACTGTTTTATCTTGAAAGATATAGCCCCCCAGCCCGCCAATGCTTTTGATTGGAAACGCTTCACCGATGAGGAGCGGGAACGCCGCGGTGAGAAACGCGATGAGAACAATACCTCGAGGAAAAGAAGCATTGCTTCGACCAAGGCTGTCGAGCGCCTCCGTGAGGGGGAGCCGGCCTACGGAACGGTGGGAATCAGCAGTAAAACATCCCTGATGATTGAACTGAAGCCGAAGACTTTTAACGTCTACAGCGGTGCTGGAGAAAAAGCGAAGAGAGCGAAGAAGTGAAGAAGAAATCCCGCTACGTGCCGCGTCCCATCCGGCTGGACAACATGTCGTTTGTAAAGGCCGGCATCACGCCCATGACCAAGGTCTCTGCTGCTACGAATCTGCGCATCAAGAATCATGACTGCCTGAACAATATTCGTTTGGGTGTGGCCAGCCGCGAAGACATCGACAAGGTCATTGGCGTGCTGAACATGACGGAAGCTTTGTGCCTGATGGGCAAGGGCCGTGATTGGGCAGACGAGGTCTCTGTTGCTCAGGATGCAATGCTGGAGGTCGCCCGAAAGGGCGTGAGCCGCGACATGAGGTTCGTGGTCAGCGGTCCGCAATTGCAGGCGCTCAATCTGGCAATGGAGGTACACGATGCACAGTTGGATGCTTGCACGGTGCAGGAAGTAGAGCGGGCCTTGGAGCTTGTCTACGAGGTGATTAGAAATAAACGCGCAAGACGCATTTTGGAGAAAGCATGAAAGAAGATTCACTGGTCCCACTGACGCAGGACGATGTGCGTAAGTGGTGGCCTTTTACCCGTGTTGAAGGTGCGCTGCTGGAGCAGCTGAACCGGACTATTCCCCAACCAAAACCAGACTACGAGGATGCACTGCTATGAGAACAAAGACTGCGAAAAGTAAAACCCAAGCCATTCGTGATTACTTGGCCAAACATCCTGCTGCGAAGGCTGCGACCATCGTCAAAAGCTTTGACGTGTCGTTCCCCTACGCTTACACGGTGATAAAGAAGGTAAAAGAAGAGAGGATGGAGTGGGAACACCCCTTTCCGTCCCCACGCGCCTACCGAGTGGAATTGGAAAAAATAGTCCCTTCCCTGCTTCCAATGCCCATGCTTCCTGCCGAGGTCGAAGATGAGGAAGGAAACTTTCCCTCTGAAGTCCCTATCCCTGTTAACGCTCTGAACGTGCAGGTCTCAGGCGACCACTACAAGAGCATGAAGATCCAGCCGGTGCAATTCATCACTGCCAACAACCTCTCATTCCTCGAAGGCTGTATCGTCAAGCGCATCAGCCGCTGGCGCAGCAAGGATGGTCTGCGCGATCTGGAGAAGATCAAGCATGAAGTCGATCTGCTCATTGAATTGGAAGGCCTGAAATGAACAACACCCAGATGACCAAGTCGCAGTTGGCGCAGTCGGCATTGCAGTCCTACCTGCGCTTGCACACCTCCGGCAAGACCAGCGAGATTGCAAAGACAGTGAACATGAGCAGCGCCATGATCCGCAAGGCCGGCCTGTCCCTTGCTGCGCGGTCCATCGTCGGTGTTGAGCTTGTCGCTGGCAAGGGCTCGGGAGAATACAAGTTCTCGCAGTTGCAGCAGGATCTGTTTGATCAAAAGCCGGAGGAAGCAAAAACCCTCTGGCAGAAGATCAAGTCTTTGTTCCAGTAAAAAGGGCCCCGCGGGGCCCTTTTCTTTTGCCTTACTTCGCCTCACCCCAACTGGGGCCGATCTCCACATCACACCGGCTGGGCACCTCTAAGCTCACCGCCTTGGTCATGATCTCTGCTGCTGCCAACGCTTCTTCGCGGTTGTTCACGCTCAGGGCCAGTTCATCATGCACTTGCAGCATGGATTCAAAGCCGGCTTCTCTGAGCTTGATCATGGCCATCTTCACCTGATCTGCGGCTGACCCCTGAATAAGCTTGTTGACGGCCTTGTAGGTGCCTGCCCGCTTGATCCTTGAGCCGTAAGCAATGACTGCCTGCTCATAGGGCAGCGCCTTGTTGACGCCCCACTCCATCGGCTCCCAAAGTGGGAACCGGCATTTGCGTCCCAGCAGCGTGCGGATGGAGCCGCCCGAGGCGGGGTGCTCAACCCGCTTCATGACGGCGTTGATCGTGCCCTTGAGGAACGGCACATTCTGGTGAAACTTTTCGATGAGCGCGGAGGCCTCGCCAATGTCCAGATCCAGCTGCGCTGCAAGCTTGGTTTTGCCCATCCCATACATGAGCCCCAGACCAATCGTTTTGGCGGCCTTACGCTTGATCCCAGCCATGTCTGCGACCATCTGGTGGAAGTCGGTGTTGGGGTTGTTCTTGTAGGCATCGACCATGTCCTCAGATCCGGGCAAGCTCAGGAGCGATGCGTAGTGGACCAGAAGCCGTGGTTCTTGGGCCGAGAAGTCATTTGATGCCCACAATTGCCCTTCTTCAGGCAGGAAGAGGCTGCGGACCATCGGGCCGATGATTTCGTGTCGGGCGGGCACTTGCTGCAGGTTTGGGTTGGCCATGGACAGCCGACCGGTGATCGTGCCGCCATCGTCGGAGCGCAACTGGTTCACGCTGGGGTGGATGCGGCCGGTCTTCTCGCTGAACTTGAGGTACGGCTGGAGGAAGGTGCTGTGGGTCTTGTTGGTTTCTCGGGCCTCCACGATGAGCTTGGCAATCGGGTGCTCGCAGCCGTACAGAAAGCCTTTGGTAAAGCTGGGCGCTCCGGCCTCTGTCTTGGCGTAGCTCAAGTTGAGTTTGTCATAGGCCAGCGCAATGCTTTGGGCGGTCCAGATGTCTACGCTCTGGCCAACCATGTTTCGCATCTCCTTGTAGATCTCGGCCTCTCGCTTTTGCAACTGGCCGATGAGGCGCTCGCACTTGACACGATCAAAGCGGATGCCGCGACTGGTCATGTCCAAGAGGACGGGGAAGACCCGCGTCTCGAGGTCAAAGATGGATTCGCATTCGTCCTGCTTGAGCTTGACCTTGAAGTGCTGCCAGAGCTTGAGCGTCAGCGCTGCATCCTGCTCGGCGTATTCTCCTACATACATGGCCGGCAACTTCCACAGCTCCTTCTTGGGGTGAACGCCAAAGTCGGCAGCAGCCTGCTTCAAGCCGGCTTCGCTTTTCACTTCCTTGAGGTAGTCAAAGCCCAGCGAGTTCAGGCTGTAGGAGAAGCGGTTCTCATCAAGCACGGGCGCTGCCAGCATGGTGTCGATGATCCGGCCGTTGATTTTGTCAATGCCGGCCGCACGCATCCACCCGATGTCATACGCTGCGTTGTGCATGATCTTGTCGGCCTGCGTGGCCATGACATCTTTCATCCAGCGCTCGACCATGCGCTTGTCCAGATTGCCGCCGCCCTCATGGGCGACAGGGAAGTATCCGGCCCAGCCGTCAACAGCTACGGCGTATCCTACAGGATACCCATCGTTTCTTGGCCAGCCGGGCCCGAAGGACTCGAGGTTCGGGTCGCACGTCTCCAGATCGATGGCGATCTCTTTGGCTGTGGATAAGTTGGGGAAAGTTTGCGGGGCGACCCACTCGGAGTTCACGGGAAACATTGGGAGAGTTCTCATAGCCGAAAGCCTTTTTCTATTTGTTTTGGATGGACCAGATGCAGGGTCTGCTTGGCCCGTGTAACGCCTACGTAGAACAGGCGGTGAATGTTGTCGGCATTGGTGGCGTACTCTTTGGCAAACCGCGGTGAAAGGTCCATGAGCAGCATGACATTGTCAGCCTCCCCGCCCTTGGCCCCGTGGATGGTGGAGACCTTGATGCGGACCGGCTCGGAGAGCTTGGTGCCCCTTCGCAGCAGCGCGATCAGGTACTCCCGCTTGTCATCCGATATCTTGATCAGCGCCTCATGCCAGACGCTCTGCACCAGCAGGCCGTGGTCCTTGATCAGCGCTTCCATGTTGTACAGCGCATTGTCATCAATTCCGCGCAGCGTACGAAAGCCTTTGGCCACATTTGTGCCCAGCAGCCGGTAGATATTGCGCAGGGATGCGGCTGAGACCTCTTGGCCCTTGCGCAGGCGCTCCCAATCGACCACGGCGTTAGCTACCCCCTCGGGCAGGCTTGGAACGCCGTTACGCTCGAATAAGACGCCCATGGACTTGAGCCAGTCATGGATCGGGTTGAGCATGTAGTTGGTGGACGCCATGATCAGCCATTGGCCTTGGTCCACGGGCACGTCTTCGTGGCGGTAGTACGTGAAAACCCCGCCTTGAAAGTCACGTGCTTTCCACGTCTTTTCTTGCCGCTCACCGATGCGCTGAACGATGTTGTCGGCCAGCTGGTGAACGCTCAGGGGAACGCGGTAGGACTGGTTGAGGACCGTGATCTCGCCGCCGTAGGACAGGAAGCTCTTGACATCGGCACCGGCCCAAGTGAAGACAGCCTGATCATCGTCGCCTGCAATGAAGACCCGCTTTGAACGCAAGGCCAGCGCTTCAACAAGATTCCATTGCAGGCGGGAAAGATCTTGCGCCTCGTCCACGATCAGGCACTCGAGCATGGGCAGCCGCTCCGGATTGGCGCAGATCATTTCCAGCAGGTCGGTGAAGTCCAGCAGGCTGCGGCTTCGTTTGTAGTGGCGGTAGGTGCGCTCGACAAACTCGAAGTGGTACCACTCAATGTCCAGCCCAGACTGGTTGTAGTGGGTTTTGAGATCAATGCCGCGGATGCGTGCCAAGTTGATCTCGTTGAGGATCGGGTTGTCGGCTTTCACCACCGCGTCTTCTTCATCGCGGGCAGTGGTCAGCTCGATGCCGGCCTGCACTGCAAACTCCCGAAAGTGCTCTGCTTGCATGATGTCATCCGTGCGCGTATTGAGCGCATGGAAGGCCAGCGAGTGCAGGGTGCGAAAGTATGGGAAGTCGGTCTTGGCGTTGAGTGCAGGGAATTTGCTGACAGCACGGTCCCGCGCTTCGTTGGCAGCCTTTCTTGTGAAAGAAAAGTAGCCAATACTTGCAGGTGAAACCCCATCCGTGAGTTCCCTGTCAACCACGTTGAGCAGGTAGGTGGTTTTGCCACTGCCCGGAGGGCCGAAGACCTTATGGACAATAGTCATCTTCGGCTTCGTCGTACATGTCATCTTGCCAAACCAGCACTGGGGTGTGCGGGCCCATGTACGCGCCCTCGATGTTGAACTCGATGAACTCTCGAGCCCCCTCCTCATCCATGCCATCGCGGTCCATGAGTATCGAGCGGATCTGCTCTGCGCTGTAAACCAGCACCGAGATCCTTCGGCCGTGGCTATCCCAGATCAGTGCAGGGCCGATGATTGCGTCGTCGTATCCATCAATCTTGAGTGTCAAAATGGGCTCCCTTCGGTGCGTACGGTTTGTGTGGTGAACGGTGCGTCCTGCTTTTCAAAGCGGGGGATGCGCCAGCAGCGGATGGTCCTGCCCTTGAGGAACAGGCTCATGGGCTCGCCTCCGAGGTCCCTGATCCGTGCAGCGATCTTCGGGGCAGTCAAGGCAATAAAGTTGTTGCGTTTGAGGTGGGCCTCAAGGTCCTTCATCCGGAAGTAGGTCTTGGCTTCCTCGTCGTCTGTCCATGGCCGGCCCATGATGATCTCGTCACGATCCATGGCCTGCTGCATGTGGGCGGTGAACTCTTCCAAGAGGTCCAAGAAGCGGCCGGTGACGCTGGTGTCTTCGCTGGCCACGACGATCTGTTCGGTCTCGATCATCTCCTTGAGCAGGGCGTTGAGCATCTGCTCCCAATCCTGCTTGCGCAGGGTAGGTGGCAGCAGGTTCAGGCGCTCAAGGCAGGCCTTTTGAAAGGCCATCTGATTGAACAGGCTGTCGGTCTCGAGCTCAATGCGGTGACCGTTGACATCGAGGAACCACAAGGGCGGCTCGCTGGCGTATTTGGAGAGAGCCGAGACCTCTGGTGCGTCTGGGCCCTTGTTGCCGATGCCGTGCTTGCGGGTGCGGCACAGACCGCTGTTGCAAAACGAATTCAGGGGTGCATCTTTGCACTTGTAGTGGTACTCTTTTTTGCCAACCTGCTTGAGGATCAGTTGAGCCTCGTTGTTGGGAAGAGGTGGCGAAATATATTTGAAGTTATGGTCGATGAGCTGATCTTCCCAGCCCGACGGAAAAGCCTTCTTGAGGTAGATCCCAATATTAAATAAAGCATTGTTCCTGCCTCCTTCGGGGATGCCCTGCGTGCAGAGCGTTTGCAGACATGGTGGTCCATCCTTGATAGGGGAATCCGGCGCTTTTGGCGGCTCAGGGAAAGCAAAACCCGGCTCTTGCACATTCGCTGCGTAGAGCGCGTAAAACTCATCGAGGCTCGCTGCTGAACCATCCGGATTAAATGCGTAGCGCGTTCCTGCATCGCCACCGAAATATGGCAGGTTGAGGAAGTTACCGGTGTCTCCTCGCTCGACGAGGATTTCGGCTTGCTTCGGGAAAATTTCACGGCCTGCCTCTCCAAGAAGTGACGCAGCATTTTTGAGATAGCGCTGGAAGTCACGCGCAGGAGTCGGTTCTTTCGTGAACAGGAATACATGGGCACCTCCGGATTTGCTGCGGCATACGACAAGCGGCAGCTTCAACGCTGCTACTTTTTCGACGAGGCCTTTATGATCAATCGGATATTGGTCAATATCGATACAACCCCAGATGCAACTGTTATCGGCACGAATAGGAATAATGCCAAGAGACGGTTCGACCCCTTCGAGGTGCCGAGTCCATAGTTCGTCAATTGGCGGCTTGCGAACGACAGTAGCTTGTCCAGCTTGCTTTCCATCTCCACGCTCCGATTTGATTTTGTAAGTGCCATAGGCGATATCCAGACCGCTGAATATCGTCTTGAATTGTGTGATATCGGTCATCTATTCTCTCTATACGGGTGGGGCCTACTTACGTCGGCAGGAAAAGCTATCGGCGTGTGCTCACTGACGGTTACAGCTGATTAATCAGGTATCGCCTCGCTACAGAGTGCTTTGCGAGCTTCTGAACTTCTTTTCCTACTTCTGCTTTCGGCCCCGTAAAAGGTGGAGGTACTCGCTGCACTGTTTGCTACACGGGGTTCCGAGTAGCGACAGGGTTGCAACCCAGTCCAGCATCCGCTTTCCCTCCGAAACTCAATTAGAACGGTGCTGGACCTTGGTCCGGCATCATCTCACCTTCGTGCTTGACCTTGACTGCGCCAGAGTTGATCTGGGTAGCGAAAGACTTGGCAGCTTGGTAGATGTTCATGTCTTCGACAGGGCCGATCTTTTCCACTTCCCAGCCAAACCATTTGCCCTTGTCGTTGGACTCGGCTTGCGTGGTCAGGCGGTACAGCTGGCTGTACATCGGAGGCTGGAACGGACCGTTCTTGCCCATCATCTTCGTAGACATCATCATCGAATTCCACTTGCGGCTTTTCTTCAGCTGGGTGGACTTCATGCTGATGAGAGCCGGCTCAGGCATGCCCGACTCACCGATGACCATCACGTAGTGGTTGGCCGTGTTCTCGATATAGTTGCCGTTGTCCAGATAGTCCTTGTTATCGCCCGGCTCGCGGTGAGTGTGCGTGAGGATATCGCTGGTCGCAGGATAGATCGTGATTGGAGCGCCGCTGCCGGAGCCGCGTGGTGCCCACTCAATGTACTGACGAATGTAGTTGGTAGGAATGACAGTGATGCCCTTCTTGCCGTCATGCAACTCACCTGTGACGGTGTTGTAGATCATGCCGGGGAGGGCACCTTCAACTTCACCTACTTCAGGGGATGTGTTGGTCAGCAGGCGCAGGAACGGAAGCGCAAAGTCTTCCTGACCCATACCTTCAAAACCACTTGCTGCGTCCTGCTCGAAATCACCCTGCAGTGCGAGGGCGGTGGATTTGTTTTCTGGCACTGCTACTTGGTTCTTACTCATGATTCTGTTTCCTTGATTAAATTAAACTTGCCACGTTACTGCTTTGACTGCCCACATCCCCGCAGTCTGGAGATCGATGATCGCAAGACTTAACATGCGCTTGACTTCAGGGCTTTCAGACTCATCGCGCAGATCGTTCAGGTCATCGATGAAGTTTGCTAAGGTGAGTTTTATCTCATCAACTTCTCTGTTTTCTACTACCGGACTGGCTGACCGCCCAACTGCTTTTTCCCCAAAACTTATGCTTTGTTCCATGATTAATTTCCTTGGTTCATGCTGATTTGATGGTCGCTTTTTGGCCCACGTATGCGCCGAAAAGCTCTGTGGGGAACTCGTTACCGCGTTCCACCTGTTCGCGCACCCAAGCCTTGAGGGTTTGGGGCTCGACCTTCTGCGCTTGCTCAACCGGATAGTTTTGCTCACGCAGATGGTTTAGGAGTGTGTCGCAAAGGTCGTCTTCACCACGACCAAAACGAACGGACACTGTATTCTTGATGATGTCGTCGAACCCGTGTTTGCGCAGCCACTCGAAGGCTTGGGCACGGTTTTCTTCTTTGATGCTGGCGCTGTAAAAGGGTTTGATGTCGATCTGGCTGCCGTCAGCCATCTTGAAGGACGACATGCCCAGCTCTGCAAGCATGCCGGGAATGGCTTCTTCCAAAAGCTTGCGCTGCTGCTCTTTACGTTCCTTGAGAGATGCGTCAAGTTCATCGATCTCTTTTTCAAGTTCCTTGGCCCGTTTGGCCAAAGCACCCACAGAGGTGAGGTCTTCGTTCTTGACGGTCAACGCTCCTGCGTCGTCCTCGAACATGGAATTGATATCACTCATCACTTTCTCCTTTCTCGGTTATGTCAATCTTAACTGGGATGTACATCCGCTCGCGGCGGTCCCATTTTAAGGCGGTGTATCGGCCAGAGTTATAGAAAGCAGCTATCGCGCAGGCCAAGCCGATAGCCACAGGGTCACCTGTCAACAACAGGAAATCGTTGTCCCCGTACTCCCTCAACTTGCGCCGCAGCCGACGAACCGTCGGGACTGTGGAGAAAGCAATTTGGGTGTTGGATGGGAGCAAGATGTCAATTTCTCCGAACCTCATTGCCGAGGCAATATCGTGGTTGGGCATCTCTTGAACTACATAGACTTTGTTCATAATTACGCTATCCTTTCTTTGTGCGTGCTTTGAGTGTACAATAGAATTTCAGGTTGTCAACACCTGCAACCAGAAAGAAAGAAAGAAATTTATGTCAGACCTGTTCCTCGAGCGGTATCCGTTCAAAAACAAGCCCTTTGACCACCAAGCAGCGTACCTCGAACGCTTCTGGGAGGACAAGGAAGTCGCCCTGTTTGCCGAGATGGGCACTGGGAAAAGCTTCATGCTTATCAACAATGCTTCGATGCTGTATGACAAGGGAAAAATCAATGCGATGCTGATCGTAG